CCTGATTCATTATAGCTAACATGAACCCAGCCACCTGCTGGATCATCTGGATTATAGAATTCTAAAATTAATTGATCAAAGTCTACGTTGTTTTGTAGCCAGTAAGCAATCTTAATATTTGGAACACCAGCTATTTCAAAGTCAACCGCCTGGCCCTTTGCATGTTGCGACGTTTTTTTGCTGCCGATTGCTTCACACAGCGCCTCGCTGCGGTAGCCCGACGTCACCGTAATAGCCTTGTCAAAATGTGCCCGACAAGGTTCCAGTATTTCATAACATACGTTTTCTAAATTTTTAATATCACCAGAGCCTGGTGAGTTATCAATACCTTTACGCGTAGCGGTCATTGACTTTGTCATCTCTTCGAGTTTAAAATGTTTTGATAGCTGCATGATTTTTATTTTGTGAGTAATGTAAATATAACATATGCCATACCAGAGATCAAGGCACCAACAGAAACCAATAAAATGCTCTCTATTCTATGCATTTGGTTCTCAATAGAATGAATCTTATCATGAGTTTGTTTCTGCATAATCCTGCATAACTTTTCATGAGAATTTATTCTCTGTAGTGCATCATCTTTTGCCATTAAGTTCTCCGTGCAATTACTTTATCTGATGGCGATAGTAGCGCCTGTTCACTACGTGTCAACCCATTTATTTTTTGAGGTGACTGCGCTAATAAATTTTTATTGGGCATTGAAGTAGGAGGTAGTGGTGGTGTTTGTATTTTTTCACTACGTAACATACTATCAAATCCTTCAAAACCTTTAAGTGGATTAATTCTATCCCAAACTTTTCCAGCTCCTTTTTTAATCCAACCCGGCTCTTCTTCTTTAGTTTCTGTTTTTAAAGATCTATCTTTCCAATCATATTTAATATCATTTAATAAATCTTTTGGATAAGCATAGTCCTCATCTAAATAATATTTAAGATCGGGATTATCTTTAGTCATTTTTCTGGCGTGATCTTCTAATACTTTAACTTTCTTTTTAAATCTAGCATCAGAAAAATTAGCTGGTACAAACTCGCCCTCTAATAATTTTCTTATTTTTTTGTTTGGCATCTGTGCATCTTTTAATATTTTTCTAATATCATCTTCATCTAAATCTAACTTCATTGCATTTTGAATAATGTTATACATTTCTTTTTGAATTCTAAATGCTTCTTGTTGCATAGCCTCATACTCTTCTCCAATAACAGTTGGTCCTCTATTCATATAATTTTCTGGAGAATATATTTTTTCAGCATCATCCACTGCTCTCATTAATGAATTATATTGTCCAGCTTTGTATGAAAGAGAGTTTCCTATATCGATATCTATAATTCTAACACCAGCCATCAATGCAAGTAATTCATCTCTTAAACTAACAGGCTGTCCACCTTTCTTAACATCATAGAATAATCCTTTTTTAATTTTCTCTCCTGATGTCCACACACCTGGTTCAATACCATTAAATATATGAGCATAAGCTTTTTCAAATTTATCACTTAGACTATCTGAAGGTGAATAAACTTTAGATCCAGTGGTAGTAATACCACCTCTACCACCCATTAAATATCCCGGTGGCATAATATCTTGAATCTTTTCTAGTCCAATTTGTTCTGCAATAAATGGATCTAAAAGTGTCATGATAGGACCATCACTTGCAAACATTAAACTTAAAACATAGTCTTCTGTTTCCTGTGGATTTAAATTTTGTTCTTGAGCTTTAATTAAAGCTGCTTCAATTGGTTTTTGTAATACATCGTAAGGACTGAAGTATGAAAAGTTAATAGCTTTTGCTTTACCTTTATCCCATGTTGTTAATGGTATAAGATTAGATGCTCTGTCCCAGTCCGCTGCAAATGAAAATTTATATGCGTCCCATTGCTCGCCAGTCGAACCTGTTAAAGCTAGAGCTGCATTGTATATTCCCGCACCATAACCATAGAATCCTAAAGAGGCTGCCATTAATCTACGCATTCCCATCTGTCTAATTCGTGGATCTTTATGTGCCGCCTGTCTTAAACCAAAGTTCATAATGTTAGTTCCAGTTCTTAAGATTTCAGCTTGGAACGAGACGAAGTTTCCAAAGAATGGAATCTTTCTAATGTCCTGAATAAATTGTGGCACCTTACTATAAGTTGGATAAGTGTTTCTTATCTCCCATGCAGAAGCATCATCTAATAAGTCATCAAATGTTTTCTTAGCTCCTGTTAATAAATCATCTTCATTAACTGTTTGGCCCATGTATTTCATGTAATCTGTTAAAGCTTTTCTATCAGGTAACACGGCAGATAATTGAGACTTAGCCCATTGTCTACCATACCATTTCCACATATTGTCACCACCTGCATACACTCTACTAGCATTTTTAACAAAGACTGTATCCTGTAGACGTTGAAATAATTTATCTAATGTATTAACACTTCCCTTCATAATATCTTGAGTCACTGCGATAATTTCTTGTTGGATTACGTTCTCATCCATCGTTCCTAATCTCACTTCTTTTTCTACAGCATCATAAAACTTTTTCATGTTTACTTTACCTGGTTGAGGAAATATATCTCGCCAAACTATTTTCATTGAATCAATTACACTGGCTCTTCCACCTATATGACCATTCACCATAGGAAATAAAGCTGAAGCTTCTACGTTTCTAACCTGAGTTTGTGGAGAGAATACTGTCTTACCCATTTGAGTTAAGACTTTAAATTGTAATGCATGTCTCCAGATTGCAATGTCTATAAGTTTATCTAGTGTTCCACCCACTCCTTCTAACATTCTTTTAGTTTGAGGAGATACATATAAACCTATGATATCACTTGGAAGTACACCTAGTCTTGGAATTTTAAATACTTTTTTAGCTCCTATTATATAAGGAATAGCTTCGGCTTCAGTTTTAAAAGCATGCTTATTGTCTAATAAATATTTAGCAATCTTATCATATTGTTTTTTAGTTGTAATTTCCGACACCATTTCCATAGCAGTATTAGCTACTTGGTTTCTTAAGTCTGTCTTATATCCTAAAACTTTTTTAATTTGTTCAGGAAGTAATTCCCCTTTTTTAAGAAACTTAAATTTATCATTTCTTAAATGTTGTAAACCTATTTTTTCTACAGCTGATAAAGGATTCACCCCTTCAGTTCTACCTGTATGTAATATATTCTCTACAATTCTTTGAGCGTATTTCATATAAGCTCTTTCTGCAGATACATTAGGTAGGAATTTTCTAGCTTCTGCTTTATAATCCTTGTTTCTTTTAACTACATTTTTAACTACCCAACTAGCTGCATTAATTTTATCTCTAGGATTTACTAACCACATTGGATTACTAAAAGTTCCAAAGGAAGCTCTTAAATATTTTTTAACATCATCAAGTAAGACAGCTTTATATGATTCAAATTTTTGAGAACCTGGTAAAGCATTAGCATATAATCTTCTAAGTTTATCTAGTTCTTGATTTAATTCATGCGCATAGAATCTTAATTCTTTAGGAAGAGATTTTAAACCACCCTTTAGTTGTCCTTTTAAATACTCTAGTACTTGATCAGCATAATATTTTTCACCAACAGGTGAAGTTAGATTAGTGTTATATCTTTTTTGAAAACTGTCAGCTAACTTATATGTCGTTGCATTAATATCATCTAATACTTTAAATATTTTTTTACCTTTAGATCTAATAGTTAATTTTGCTTCTTCATTAATAGTACCAAGGAACTGATTGTTTTTTCCAAATGATTGAAAGTAACTTAAGAAATCTGAAAACTTTTTAAGTCTTTTCAAACCTTTATCCGGTGTCGTTTCAGGAATCAATTTCCATTCATCAAATGGAGGAAGCTGTCTTATTAAAGATTTATTTTTCTTTGTAGGCATTCTTAAGTTTCTTGTTAACGCAGGCACTACTGCTTTAGTTAACGCAGCACCTGTCCAATCTCTAGTAATTCTTGCAGCGGTTGGAACACCAGGAGTTCTTGCTAAAATCCATGACGCTGTAGAAAAAGCTTTACCTGTTCCTTCTAATATGATTCCAACGTTTTGTCTTACACCTGGTCTAACAAAATGTTTCATACTTAACTGAGCAGCTTTTCCAACTAACGGAAAGCCTCCCCCAATGATAGCACCTTCTCTAGCAAATCTAATTTTATTAATTAAAGTTGCTTTAGCTAAGTCGCTTCCAGTTAAACCTTTAGTATCAATTGGTTTATTAATTCTTCCTTTACTTGGATCACCTACTAACATTCCCCAAGGCAAACCTCTTTCCATATCAGGACGTCCACCACTGCCATAAAGTGCATCAGCAAAACCTAAGATGAAAGCACCTTCCGCCATTCGAGTTGCAATCTTAGAAGCTTTACTAACTTTGTTACGTTCTTGTAACCATTTTAGTTTACTCCATCCAAGAATACCTGATTTAATTTTAGTAGCAACCGATACTGGGATTGCATATTCTCCAATCAATTTAGCTATTGATCCTGGAACACTTTCAGGTTTGTCGGCAGCAAAAGACATATCTTCATCTATTGCTTTGTTAAATTTTTGTTGAAACTCTGTACTAAATGCCCAATCAATAGGTGTTAACACCCACTCACTAGCTGACTGAACAAAGTTTCCAGTTCCTTTAAGAAGTTGTTGAGCTATGTCTGTATAACCTTCTACATAATCTCTTTTCTTTTGAAATTTTTTTGACTCTCTTTGTTTTTTCCACTTGTCTAGAGTGTAGCTTTGTGCTGTAAGATTTCCAGTCAACATTAAAGCAACATCAGTTAAACCTTCTTTAGTATATTTAACCGGTTTCTTTTTAGGTTCGACTATTCTTTCAGAAGTTTCTAAAATTAATTTAGTAAACTCATCATAGTTGTTTATGTCTTTTTTCTTTTTCTTTTTAGGCTTAGTGTAAAAAGGATACTCTTGTTTTTTTAAATCCTCTTTAATAGAATATTTTTCTTCTTGAGGGTCTACGTTGCCGCTCCAAGTATCTTTAATCTTGTCCCAAAGTTTAATCTCTTCGGCCATTTTAAGCCTCCGATGGCAGCAATAAGTTTACTCCATATTTAGCATTGAAATTATCCACATCTTGTTGTGTTTGAATTTCCGCAAAGTCTGATAGAGCTTCTGCACTGCTAACTAATAGTTGTACTATTTCATTTGAAATTTCTTGAGGTAATCTTGATCTTAATTCTTCATAAGAAAGTTGATCAGGCATCGCACCTTCTTCAACTGTTTCTTGCATAGCCATGTCTCCTTGAGGAGTCATAATATCTACATCAGCTTGCTCCACTAATTCACCATTAGCATAACCTGCTCTTCCACCAGTAGCACCTGTCCAACCTCTTCTTTTTCTTTTCTGTTGAACAATGTATTCAAACGTCATTTCAATTATTCTCTTTTGAAGTTCACCTTTGTTGGTTTCGTCTGTATAATAATCTCCGATAGTTATTACGTCTCCGTCTTCATCTGTCATAGGTTTGCCATCACGTCCCATCATTGGGTCTTCACTGTTGATCAATTCTTTTTTAAATCCTGATTGAAGATTTGCCATTCCTTCAGTACCACCTATTACATCTTTAATATTAATACCAAGATCAGCTTCAAATCTATCTAACTGTTGATCAATTCTTTGTTGGTCCTTACGCCACTGAACATACTCAGGATCTTGAGATCTATCCTTTTCATTCATGTCATTCCACTCCGGCTTCCACTTATCATTTAATTCATACATAGAATCAAATGCTTCTTGTGTAAGTTGAGCTATCTTTTCATCTTTAAACATTGATGCAGTGTCAGTACCACTTAAAGCTTCTGCCTTACCTTCAACTAAAGTTTTAAATAAGTCAGCGTCTGTTTGATACTTCATTGCTCTTTCAGTATCGATGTCTTTATATAATTGGCCTAATGGTTCTTTAGCTGATGCAGCTGCAGTTGATAAGAAACCACCTTGTGGTGGTCTTGACATAAGATCTAAACCAAATGAAGTTAAAAATCTTGAAAGACCTTCTCCTTCTGGTCTTTGATATTGAGGATAATGTTTTCTCGCAGATTCCATTTCTGCTTCTGTTGGAAGAAATTTTAATTGTTCGCTCATACTTATTTCTTCTTCACCAGCATATCCACCTGGCTCATCTACTAAACCTCTTTTAGGTTTATCTAAACCAGAAGTAATTCCTTGAGCTGAACCACCCATTCTAAACATCGGTCGTCTTAAAGTTCTAGAACTTCTCATAATTAATTACTATTATTTTTACCTAGGAAATTTGAATAACCTTTACCAAGGGAACCATAAATTCCAGCGAGTGTTGAACCAACTCCTAATGCAGTTTGCATAGGTGATGGATTAGGTACGTTAGTTGATTGTGTTTGTGCAGGATATCCACCCATTAATCCTGTAACTTGACCAGCATATCTTTGTAAGTTTTCTTGCGGTAAGAAAGCTGCCTGCCTTGCTGCTTCTCTTTGCGCATCTAAACCAGCTTGTGTTTGTGCTTGTTGGATTGCGCCCACTTGACCCAAAGCTGAAACATCTGCTTGTTGTAATCCTGGTACCATACTTGCTAAACCTTTTTGTCTATCAAATTCTTGTCCTCTAGCTTGTTGTGCTTGTTGATAACCTTGTTGTAATAATCCTGCTTGAAGTAAAGCTCTTTCTCTATCACTTCCTAATTCATATTCTGATTGTAGGACTTGATCTCTACCACCACCGAAAGCTCCAGATCTCACAGCTTGGTCTCTCATTTGTTGTCTTTTAATTCCTGCGTTTCTATCAAATTCTTGTAGTGAAACATCTATCACCTGTTGTTGATACGGTGACATATATTCTTGAATAGAACCTGCACCTGTTCCAGCACCTGCTCCCATAACCTGTTCTGCACCTGCAACATATGGTTTATAAGCACCTACACCACTGGTTGCCATAGTATAAGCATCTTTTTGCGCTTGATCTTGTGCTGCTATTTGTGGTGCTATACCTTTTAAATCTTGTTGTCTTCTTTCAAAACCTTGTGCCGCTAATCTTCTAGCATCAAAATCTTTTTGTCTTTGAGCAAACTGATCTGCTGTTTCCCATGATTCTTTTGTTGTTGGTCTTGCTCCTAAAGAAGCAATACCAGTAGACATTGTTGGTTGACCAGTAGATGCTACTAACGATTTACTTAGGTCAACACCTATATCTTCTATAAATTGTGCGGGACGGGTTCTAGTTTCTTGTAAAGCCATTATAGTACTTCCTCTAATCTTTGTGATGTTTCAAACATTTCTCTAGCGCCATCTAAGCCTTGCGTTTCTTCTGATACTCCACCTCCGGCTTCTAGGTTTTTCATTACATTATACATAACTTCTGCGCCTTTGTCTATATCTCCATCACCAGCGCCTCTTACAGCATCAGCTGTCATTACGAATTCATTTTTACTTAATCTTGCAGGGACATCATCTGCTTTTTCTTTACCACCAATAGGTACAAAGCCCCCATCTTCTCTATAATCTTTTTCCATACCACCCATGTCCATGAGCCCTGCTTCAGGTTTCCCACCTTCAGCAAAAGCTTGAATTCCATACTGTCTATATTGATTTAAATCTCCAAGACCAGTACCATCATCATTGTCTCCCCAGTCATCATATTTTTTATAATCTTTAGCAGCCATTAAACCTGATAAGGCACTTGCACCACTGATCGCTGCAAAAGGATTATCTTTAGCCCAATTCCATAGACCACCTTTACCGCCCTTACCCATAATCATTTCCGTCAGCTTAAAGTTTTTTCCACCACCAATAAGTCCCATTTTATAAGCACCTAAACCTAATAGTGCAGCTTTACCTAATGGACTTTTAAATATTTTTTTAAGAGGCTTAGTAATTTTTTTAAATATACTTCCTAAACCATAAGCACGTCTACCATCATCGCCCATGATTCCACCGTAAGCTCTTCCAACTCTTCCACCTTCAGCTCTGAATGCTAAAGGCATATACCAATCTTCCTCTTCAACTTCTTCTTCTGAGCCGCCTCCTCCGGATCCACCACCTCTGTTTTCATAAGCTGCTTGACTACTATAACCTAATCGTTGCCATTCTGGTTGACCACCACCATCACCAGTTCTTCTTTCATATTTATATGTTCCATCTGGATTTTTAATTGTTATCAAATTACCCACATCACCAGCATATTTTAATCCAGGTGCACCACGATATTTTGCTGCATAATCTGCAAAATTAATTGCATCTAAACCATACTTACTAGGATCAAAAGTTCTTAAAGATTCAAAATCATCAAATGAAAATTTATCATAATCTTTGTAATCTCTGGTGTCCCATCCTTCCATTGTGTCTTGTGTCTCTTCATATAAAGCTCTTAACTCTGGAGGTAGTTTACCATAAGCTACAGGGTTATTAGTTTTTAAATGGTTTATATAACGTAATTCATTTCCAGGGTTATTAGGAAATACACTGTATAAAGCTTTTCTTGTTGGGTGGACAAAAGGTGTTTTGTCTTGATGTGCTTTAACTATGTCTTGTGATTTTTTAATTTCTTCATTATATTTTTCAGAACCTTGATAATGTTTTTCATTCCCACTCATTATATAAGCGTCTTCCTTTTTATATGGTGCTGGTGCTTGACCTTTTGGCGCTGCATATGATCTTGCTTGATAGCTTTGTCTTCTATCATCTGCATCAGTAAAATTAGAAGATTTGTTAGAAGATTTGGATGGAGAAGAAGGAGCCCAGTTATCTGGTGGATAAGCTGGTATACCTTCAGGTGTCATAGTTTCTCTACCACCTAATTTTTCTAAATCTTTAGCTTCGCCTGGAGTAATGTAAGCCAACATGTGTGGCTGATTTTTAATTGTTTTTGTATTAGGAATTCCTTGATCCATGTTCCGTGATTCATCGCCCATGCCACCTGGATCAATGCCGATGACTTCATAATACTTATCACTATCGTAAGCTATTTCACCAGCTTCATCATAGTCATAACCATACTCGTCCATCAGTAATTGCATTCTTTTTAAATACCAATCAGGACCGGCCATTAGCATTTCTTGTTTCTTAAGAGGTCTATCTCCTTCGTACTTGATGCTTGGAGCACCAGTTTCTATCATTTCTGATTCTTCAATAATATCTGTAATTGCCATAGTCTTTTAAAATATCCTATTTTACTTTGTTTTACAATCCTTTGGTTTCAGCACCTAAAACAACCTGCTTAACTTTAACATGAACATCTCTTTTAATATGTTCTCTTTTAGTAGCGGTCTCTGGATGATCTACATCATCGTCAGCTTCTTTATCTGACATATATTCTTGGCCTGTTTCAGTATTAGTAAGTGTTACCTCTACTTCAGGTGTAATAACTCTTACATCTTTACCGTCTATTTTTTGTATTTCGTCTTTAGCTTCTTGTTCTATAAA